GCTGGTTTGTCTGAACGACTGCCATCCTCGTTGACGTAGTACCAGCCGCCTTCAACTTGGACAAGTTCTTTTGAAGACATTGCGCCATTCTCTTCTTTGAGATGGTATAGTTTATCCTTGTATTGAACCCAACCAGTGATCATCGCTCCTTCTGTATCGAAGTAATACCATTTCCCATTGATTTTTTTCCAACCTGTGGCCATTGCTCCTGATTTATCGAACCAGTACCACTTACCATCTTTGTGCTTCTTCCAACGCTCAGCAAGCATATAGCCTGAATTATCGAAGTAGTACCAGACATCGTTGATTTTCTCGAACTTCTCTTTAGGGTAAGACCCGTCCTTGTGAACGTACCAGTAGCCTGTGTCGTTTTTCTTCCAACCAGAATCAACTTCTGTTTCTTCATCATCTAGTAACACAATATTTTTATCAAATGGATTTGAAGAATATTGCCACCAACGAATTCCTTCCATTGATGGGAAGTATTCAAAATCAGCGTTACCATCATTTAAACCATACCCTGCAATCCACAAGCTGTCAGGGTATTTAGCAATAATTTGTTCATAGTACACATTGCTTAGTGTAAAAGGCTTATAACTATAATAGATTGGTTCATATCCAGCATCCTTAATGACATCCATGAATCTGATACAAGCATCTGTATTAGCTTGAGCATCACCACTAGCATGGTCTTCATAATCTAACACAAGATATTTTACTTTCTGTGGTACGTTATCAATAAAGAATCTAGCCTCACGCTCTGCTTCATCTGAATCTCCACCAAACCAAGCAAAATGATAGAATCCTACAGGAGTTGATTGTTCTGTTTGTGATGACAAGCATGGGTTGATATAACTTGTACTTTCTGAAATTTTAATAATAGTATTTGTTGTACCCATGCTTTCTAGAATACCTGTAATATCATAACCATTATGTGATGAAACATCAATGAATAAGTCGTTTTTTTTCATTTATTTATTTTCCTTTCTTTTAGAACCCAAAAGGGTTCTCATATATTATTGGTTCATCCAGGCATCATTCATTTGTTTGACAGCTGACTCTACGAAGGTATCGAGGTCACTGTCACTCATGTGGATGTTGTATTTATTAAGCTCTGCACGGATTTTAATACGTGCTTGTTCCAGCTTCTCCTCGCCTTTGTAGCCAGTCTCAGATGATACCTGCTCAACTGCATTTACTGCGTTCTTAGCCAAGATTTCAACAATCTTAATTGTTTTCTCTCCGCCCTTCTGAATAAGGTATTCTTTGATAGCTTTAACTGCGATACCAAATAGAATGACTAGAATGCTGATAGCACCATTAATTAAAATTTCATTGATCTGTTGCATTTGTATGTTCCTCCGAAATTTCTAAATTTAAGTATTTGTTAAACAAGGCATCAATTCGCCCGTTCCCTCCAAGTTTCTTGTAACTTGAATGCATTTTATGGATAATGTCGCTCTCATGAACTGTTGTATACCCACGTTTTAGAGCAACAGTGATATCACGTTCTAACCGTAAGTACATAGTAGCCAAGTGCGCTTCATCATGAACTGCTAGTTTATTGTTGATTTCAATAATTTTTTGCTTATTGTCTTCTCCGATGACGTGGATAGTGTTCAATTCGCCTTTAAGCTCTTTGAATTGTTCTTTATTTAAGTTCCCAGCTTTACTGGCTCTCATTCCAAACCAGCCAGTGGCCACTACTCCAATGGTGGGTGCTAGTTGTGTGATAGCGTGTATTAATTTTTCAAACGCTTCTGACCATGACATAACTACCCCCTTATTATGAAACTGGCTTAGTTTCAAGCTCACTGTTGTCTTTAGGTTCCTGTTTTGGTGGCTCCCACTTCCAGATACCAATCTTTCCATTTTTCTCAAGGTCTTTTAGTTCTTCCAACGTCTGCCCTTGATAAGTGAAAGGCTCAGTAACTTGAACCATGACACGCTTGCCTTCCTGGAACTTCTCAATATGTCCAGGGTTCTCAAGCGTGAAGATTTCTTGTGCTTGGTAAGTTTTGCCATTCTGACCTAAATCAACCAATTCAAGACCTTTCTTGTAAAGTGTAGGGTCTAGCGGGTTATCCGTGTCAGTAACCCGTACCAATACAGACCAGTTAGCAATAGCTTTCACTTCTGCAATTTGTGCTTCTTTTTCTGCTAGTTTTTGGTTATAAGTCTGCTCTTGCGTGTGCAAGTCTTCTTGGAGCTTCTTCACACCATCCGCTGGATTTAGTTCAGTAGCGACCTGACCAAGAACTGCCTCAATCAGAACCTCGTCTGTGTCATTAGTGCGGTCACCAATCAATACACGATCAAATGCTGTGTATGGTGCATCTTGACGAATTGCTACAAATGTGCGATTAGCATCTTGTGAGTATTTATTTACTACTTTGAATGTCATATATTATCCTTCCTGTTGTTGTTCTAATTCTTCTGCCACTTTGTCAAATAGAGCCTTCAACTCGTCATTCGACTGTAAGACTTTGTTGATTTTTTCAAGTTGACTGTTGGCTTCTTGAAGTTGTGCTTGCGCTTCTTCACGTTCTGCAATGCTAAATGCTTCTGTAATCATCTTGTTTGCAAGTTGAATACCTAAGTTGTTAATAACTTTATCTTGTGTGTTCATGTTTTACCTCATGTCGAAATATTTTGCATCGTTGTATTTAAAATTATCAAATATCGTTTTAAAGAGAATAAGTAAATTGTAACTAGGCCCTCCGGGCGAAAATTGCAAGTATGTACCATCTCCATATTTTACGCGCAAAGGAGTGTATCCGTTGTATCTGCCACTATCAGAATGGTTCACAACTAAATTAAAAGCATGACTTCCACGCATATAGATACCGACACCGCCACCGCTGTCGCCACCCATAGCACCCCAAACGTCATTATTAGAACCTCTGAAAGCTATACCGTTTGGATCCCATGTTGTCTTCCAACTTGTTGGGCTACTCTGCATTCGAATTTGTCCGTTATTCAAGTCAAAGGTTGCATTCCCATTCAAGCCTGATAACACTCCTCCTTTAATATGATTAGCTGTGAAATCAATTGACTGAATTCTAGTAATCGTCGCTTGTTTCGCAAACAACTCATCAATAAATGCTTGTTGTGATACTAACCTCTGAATGAATGCCGTGTCAAATTTTACCTTCTCAGCCGTAACAGCTTCAGCATCTAATATCGTAGTGGTCACCGAACCTGCTTCAAAATTGGCAGTTTTTAGTTTATCAATCATTGCCGACTTGATAACTGCATTGTCAATTAAGGTCTCGCCTGTGATATGAGTCAACTTACCAACGAATCGATTATGACCGTTAGCACCAATATTGATACCGTTGATTAGGTCGCCTGCGCTATTCAAATTTTGAATAGCATACGAACCAGCAAGTTGAGTGACTTTTGTTCTAACTGCTTCAATCGGCTCTGCGCTATCTTCAGGCGCAGGTTGCCACTTGCGGTCATTAGTGCCCTCATAAAAGTCAAGCTCAGTCATAAATAAACCGCCCCACTTGTTAGGGTTGTTTCTGTCATACTCAAACTGAAGATAGCCATCGTCAAAATTTCCAATATTAAATTGAAATGATTTTTTGATAGTTTTTTCGTTATCAAAAACCGGCCCATTAGTCCATTTTGGCTTACCATCATAGATAAGCTGTTTTTCTTCAAAATCTGCCGTAGAACCTTTTTTACGCTTGCAAAAATAAATCTTGAGATATTTTGAGTTGTTGTCAAATCCTAAAATATTCAATGTGTAATCAGCGCTACGCTTGACAATGAAGCGTGGACTTTTAACGATGGCTCCTGGTCTTAATTCAAACATACGTTTTTGACCGTTAAAATAGAATCCGTGAGACGTGAATCCTAGACGTCCATTCGCTTCTGTCCAATATTTCAAACCATCATCAGCTCGTGAATTTCGGAGCATATTCGGGCCACCTTGTGTTGAATACTTCCCGACCTCTGTCTGAAAAATCTCATTAGACATGACCAATCGTGAAATTTTGTCAGGTAAGCCTTGCTCTGTATTCCCTAAAACACGCTCATATAACTGACTTGTTTCTCTCACACGTTGGAAGTCTACTTCATTGACCTTACCAGAGACTTGGCTTGTTATGTCTGCAATACGTCCGTCAATACCTTGCTTGTATTCTGCAAATCTAGCTTCATTATCTCTTGTGAGTGCTTCAAAACGTTGTCTCGTCCCTTCAACGTTCTCTGTAAAGGTGCTTTTAGCGACATAATCGCTTGAAATACGTTCACGAATAGCGATGATCTGATTAGTCGTCTCTTCCCGTGAATAGCGTTTTAGCTCATCTGATAACTTTTCCCGTTCTTTTTGAGCACTTGTTTTAAAAGCGTTTAAATCTCTGATGTTATCAAGTGCATTATTTCTAGCTTCTGCTGCTAGAGATGCCGCTGCCCCAGCTTGTTTCAGAGCTTCTTCTGATTTTGCTTTAACTTCTTCAAAGCCTGACGGGTTGAACTCCTGAAGCCGTCTGTTGATTTCGTCAGAGAGTTTCTGCTTGTTTTCTTCCGCTTTGGCGTTGATAGCGTTCACTTCATCCGTGAATTGATTGGTTAACTCTTCTTTTTTACGCTCAAAAGCAAGGTCAGCGTTTTTAAGCTCTCTTAATAATTGCCGTTCAAAATTACCTTGAAGCTGTTGAGTTTCGCCTTTAACTGCATCACTCACGATATTGCCTATCGCATTTGCAAGACCAGATTTAAACTCACCAAAACCGATAGACTTCAGTTTCTTAGCCATCGGTGAGTAAGTGTACTTGGTGATTTTCTTCCTTACATCCAAATCGAATGTTCCGTGGTAGATACCTGCCACATCAAACATTTGAACAGGTACATCACTCTGACCGACTACATCAATCTCAAGGCTATCTTCCATCAAGTCACATAGACTAGTTCTGAAATACTGCTTGCCATATTCTCTAAGGCTTGCCTCATCCTTTACGTCTTGGTCGTTGACTTCTACAACATCTTCATAAATCTGACTGTATTTGTTAATCAGTGGACTATCAACCACAACCTTATAGTGCTTATCGACTGCTTTTTCTCCCTCACCTTTGACTGTTGCGATGAAAGTAATGCGAGTCTTCAAAGACTTAGTAGAGG